CCACCCAGTTGTGGACTTGAATCACCTACAACTTCTGAAAATTCTGAACTGATTCTAATTTCATTAGCGTTTGTAGTAAAATCTAACTGTATACCACTGCCGTTTACTAACTGTTTAAAAACTACACCCGTTTCTGTATTGTTAACAGAAACAATTGCATTTTCTTGTCCAAGATAGCTATTGGGAGTGTCGTCTAGATTTTTAAATGTCAGCTTTTCGCCTAGACCTAATGAGCTGTATAGCTCACGGAAATTGTCGTTGACCTTGCGGAACGAGTCGCGAATACTGTCGCCTGTGCCGTCGTTGCCTACAACGCCGATATCAATAATTTTTCTTGCCATGGTCGATCCTAAGATTTATGGTTGCTCTACTATTTAGCCCAAAGTTTTATAAGCCGAATGTAAATACGTTATGTTTTTAAAAAAAGAAACTCAACAAACTCAATATGTTAGGATCAGTAAACTGGGAGTTCAGCATGAATACACTAGGAATAAAACAGTTGTAGTCTTCCGATGTGATAACTGTGATCACGAGTTTACAAGAGATCTAAAGAAAATAGATCATAGACGGTTGAGCAATAACTATTTTCATGTCTGCTCAAACTGTGACGTTAAAAAGTTTGCGCAACGTAAAGGAGTTGAACGCAAACAGATATGGGATATGCCTGCTAGCACCACATTGCCGGTGGGCAAAAACTAGACTCTAAATGATTCACCGCAGCCGCAGCGATCTCTCTCATTAGGATTCTGAAAATCAAATCCTTCATTCAATCCGTTTTTAACCCAATCCATGGTTAGGCCTTGTAGGTAGACGCTGTCTTTGACATTTACCTTAATAACAAAATCCGGATAGACAATGTTGTTATCGTAGGGATCAAACTTATCATCTCTCAAATATTCCAACACATAAGCAAGACCACTACATCCTGTAGTTTTTACACCGATTCGAATACCCTTACATGCTTTTTTATGCAATAATTCTTTGATCTTATTAACTGCTTGATCAGTTAGTGTAATCATGCTTGTTCTTGTAATCGGCTACCGCTGCTTTAATCGCATCTTCTGCTAGAATACTACAGTGTATTTTTACTGGAGGAAGAGCTAATTCTTCTGCAATCTCGCTATTACGAATATTACTAGCAGCATCAATGTGCATTCCTTTAACCATCTCAGTGACAAGACTCGAGCTGGCGATTGCTGAACCGCATCCATATGTCTTAAAACGAGCATCTCTAATAATACCATTTTCATCTACCTTTATTTGTAGTTTCATAACATCGCCACAAGCAGGGGCACCGACCATACCAGTACCGATATCAATATCACTCTTATCAAAAGATCCGACATTCCTGGGATTTTCATAATGGTCGATTACTTTTGCTGAATAGGCCATCCTTAACCCTTTTTAAACAGACTTAGTATTTTAGCCTGAATTGTTTTGGCAAAGTCGGGCTGAGGAAAATTCCAACCAATAAATGCACCTAGTGCTAACCAAAATAATGTTTCTAACATATCATTCTCCTATTAAGCGGTCGTTAACGACAGACCAGTCGATAATACGCCAAATATTATTTAGATATTTGGCTTTATCCTGTTGGTAATCTAATGCCCAAGCGTGTTCCCACCAATCAATAAGCAGAGCAATCTTCATGCCTTTTTTGTATTCGTGATTGGGAATGGTATGCAGTTTGCCCGCAGTATCCATGTAAACCCAACCTGATCCTTGAATAGCCATTGCTTCTTTTTCTACAGCTTGTTTAAAGGAATCAAATGAACCGTAAACGCTGTTAATTAATTCACCTGCTGCTTCTGTAGGTTTATTAGCAGCTCTCGGAGGAGTTAGGTTTCCAAAGTACAAATTATGTAGCATTGCACCGCCATAATTAAATTTAGAATCACCTTCTCCGGCATTGTATCTTTCAAAATACTTGGCAGCTAGGCCTGAATAATGATAGTCGAGAGTAGCTTTACTCATAACGGGATCAAGTTCTTCTTTGCCAAAACTCAGTTTGTTTTGAACAATTTCTCTAGTATCAGTATCTTCGTGTAGGTATTTGATGAAATGTAGCGCCATCCTGTATTTAGTGTATAAATAACCTACAAGGAGATTTTAATATGATCGGTTTATTAAAGAAACTATTTGGTTCTAAGCCAGCAGAACAAACTGCGGAAGTTCCATATAAGGTAGAGGCAGCACCAGTAATTGAGTTGGTACCATCACCTGCTCCGGCAGTTGATGCAGTGGTAGTTGTTCCAGAAGCAGTTGCGCCAGCGGCAGTAGTTGAGGCAGCACCAAAAACAGAGCCACAGAAAAAGGCTGCTCCTGCAAAGAAAGCAGCCCCAAAGAAGCAACAGTTTGCCAAAAAGCCTGCAACAGCTAAAAAGCCACCTGCTCCTAAAAAACCAAAATCACAAGCCTAATTTTTTAGCTTGTTCATAAAGTGCAAAGCTGGCCAAGTTCTTGGCCTTGCTTTCGCACATGATATCGAATTGGTCTCTAAAGCTCAAGGCCCATTCATTCACTACTGTATTCCAATAGAAGTTTGAGTGTGCTCTGAGCTTTTGTTTTTTGTAGCCGGATTCAATTAGCGTATCAAGGGCGGGAAAGGCGTCTGTGGCATGGCCAATAACAACGTCTTCCCGTGAAACACTATAATGTATAACAGGGCGCACACCACGCCAACTATCAATAATCCTTTTAACACGGTCATCATTCGGGTCAATATATTCTCCTGAGTTAATCCAATGGTGATGAATATCTAGTACCAAGGCACAGTCTTTAGCTAGTTCAATACTAGAATCAATACCCCAAGTCATTTCATCATTTTCGATTGTAATACAATTACGAGCTTCGGGGCTGAGCCTAGTCAACGCTCTGCGGATACCTTCGGGACCTTCGCGGCCTGAGATATGTACATTAATTTTAAAGTCTTGAAATGTCTTACCGTAGCCCATCCATCGGGCCATATCGGTATGATACTCGAATTCTTCGATCGATCGTTCTACAATGCCCGGATTACTAGAGGCAAGCACAGTAAACTGACCAGGATGCATACTGAGCCTAACACTATTCTTGCGAGCCAGATCTCCCACTTCTCCAAATGCTCTTTCGCAATAGGCTCGGACATCGGGAAGCCGCCAAAACCCGCACCAATCCTGCTGAGTATATACAGGAAGTATATCGCTAGAGAGTCGTACCATTCTAAGATTTTCATCTTGTTCTCCAACTAATTCTACTAGTTTACGAGTAGCTTCGATGTTGCCTACCATTAGGTCCCACAGCTTTTGTTCAGCTACTTCTTTAGTCTGTCTATTTAACCAAGCTACTGTGGTACTACCAGTGTTATACTGTTTGCAATTGTCAGCCTGTTTGATACCGTCAATCTGACTAGGACCGTCGATCCACTTGCAGGCAAAGCCAATACGTTTTGTCATTTTTTTGCTTTCGCTGAAATTACATTGGCGATACGGAAGGATCGCCATTCCTTTTTGTCCAAACACCAAACGCTCAAGACATCCGGATTAACTTTCTTTTCTTTCTTTACTATAGGAAAGTCAACGGGATTATCAGTGTTAGTGAAGTGTGGAGCAGGGATAGGATCAGGAATAAACTCTGCCTTAAGTGTGCAAGGCATTGATCTGACCTCTCCATTTACTTTGGTAAATTCTACAATGCACTCATTTTCGAGAAGTAAAGTGCGCAGGGCTTCGGCGGTAATAGTATTTGTCATGCTACTATTATAGCATGATTACCGCCAGTTGTCAACGATAAATTGATCCATAACTTCGTCGGGCTTTGGATCACCGTGAAATACACTAACGGAACATTCTGGATGCACTCGTGGACTTCTGACATCTTTAAAATATCTTTTACCATTTGCGTAGACTAATTCATTACGATCTCGAATTTCCCATTTATAACTCATTATCCATTTCTCTGGCCAGAATGTTATTCTGCTTTTAGCCACTTGCCAAATCCAATCTTGATCGCCGTGTAGTTTTTGAGCCTGCTTGGGATTAGTCTTAAATGAAGTGAATATATCGGGATGTAGTCCGGCCGGCCAACTCATTGTAGAGCTGTTAAGAACATTCCATTGCGGGTTGAATTTTCTATTAAAATCTCTAATGCCAAGAAACTCTTGATTATATCCGGCAACCAATTTGTCTATGTTGTGATGTATAACAATGTCAAGATCAAAATATAAAATTCTACCTTTTAGATTTAGACTAGGATCAAACATGTGAACCTTGTGCCACCAGCCTTTGGCATAACCTTCATTAGGTCTAACAATACTACGAACACCGTCTATTGGATGTTGATCATCTGTTAGACAATAAAATTCATATGGGACAGTTAAATGTCTAGCAACCATATTGCGTAGTCGCTCAACATATTCTCGACCGTATCGTGTTCCGAATCGCACACACAATACTGAAACAGAATCTAACGACGTATTAATAGCAGGTGCATTTACAACTTCATTTACTACTGTTGATTCTTCGGGCAAAGTACCAAATAGTTTATACGTTCGATTTTGTTCTTTGGTCCATTGAGACCTAGCTTCTTTTGACAATTTCATCTATGGCTACAAGTGGTTTTAATATTTCGTTTAGATCATCTAACTTGATCATGTTAGGACCATCACTAGGTGCGGAGTCTGGATCTTCATGGCATTCCATAAACACAGCAGCCACTGATCCAGTGGCTACAGCCGCCCTCGCCAAGTATGGGACCATATTTCGATCACCGCCGGATCGTTCTCCCATTCCTCCAGGCTGTTGAACACTATGAGTGGCATCAAAGACCACTGGATACCCGGTGCCAGCCATAATGGGTAGACTACGCATATCAACAACAAGATTATTATATCCATGAGTGTATCCTCTTTCACATAACATAATGCGTTCATTGCCAGTTGAAGCAATCTTTGCCGCAACATTTTTCATATCATGCGGAGCAAGAAACTGCCCCTTCTTAACGTTAACCACACAACCCGTTTCACCTGCGGCTATCAACAGATCAGTTTGACGACAAAGAAATGCAGGGATTTGTAATATGTCAATACCTGCTTCAGCACATTCCTTTGCTTGCCACGTTTCATGAATATCAGTTAAAACAGGCACTCCAAACTGATGTTTGATACCGTTAAGAATTTTTAATCCTTCGTCGATGCCTACACCTCGTTTAGTAGTGATACTAGAACGATTGGCTTTGTCAAAACTGCTTTTGTATATTAAAGGAATACCAAGCAATGCTGTAATAGCAATAAGTCGAGCGCAGGTGTCTTCGGCATGATCTTGACTTTCTATTTGACAAGGACCGGCAATAAGAACAAGTGGCAACCGATTACTGATGGTAAGATTGTTGATATTAAATGTACGCATATAATTATTTACCAATGCCTGATGGTGTTGGCAATAATAAAGCAACAGGTTATAACGTGTATGATTACCCAGAATGTTTTAAAGAATAGAGCCCAACGAGCTTCTCTTAAAGTTAAGATGGGAACATCCGGACGATCGTCATCCGTGTTCCCCATTAAATGCCCAGTTGCCCGGGCCCATACTTTTTCAATGCTATTCATTTAGCCTTCGTATGTAGCTGAGTTAGCACCATGTTCGAATACCTCAACAGATTTAACTCTTACTGTTGGATTAATAGGATATCTCATGTCGCCACTGGCAATTAGTTCTGCCATTTTGTCATAGCACATTTTAGCAAACATCTCACAGCCTACACCTTCTACTATACGTAGATTGCATATACCACTGTTTTTGAATCCGCCAGCAATTTCGTTTAGCTTTTGAAATGTGTTTAGATGGGGATCGTCAGCCGCAATAACCAGGGTATGATCAAACATGTCATCGGCCCATGCCTTGAATTCTTTAAGCCCACCAAAGTCCATACACCAGTTTTTATCATCTAGTGTGTCGCATTCAAATATTAATTTAATGCCAATTGAATAACCATGTAATGTAGAACAGTGGCTGTGTGTGGCACGCCATTGTCTAAAACAGCATGACAGTCCTCTGTCGTTTCCGTAAGTTTTTGTCGAGTAAAATTTTGCCATCTCTAGTCTCCTTAATAATGAGCAAGTTTGACGACATGCAGAGTTTATAAAGCGGGATGAATGACGTAAAAAGTCCGCTGTGCCTGTGTGTATAGATTAATTATACAAGGTATTTATAGGTAATGCAACCCCAATAGATTCTTTTTTAACATTATCGTGTTGCCATTCTGTGGGCATCTTCCAACCTTCGGTATTGATAATGTTGAATTGAATGTTGGGATACAATGAAAAAAGTTTTCCAATTTGATAAATCCAGTAGCTAGGATCAACAGCACTAGAATTTGGATTAGAATAGTTATTGGTTCCCTTGTAGATGTTGTTTACAAGGTCCTGTCTTCCGTATAGATCAAATCCAACTAATGATACTGTTGGTAAATTTAATTGTGCGGCAATAAGAACAGCGTATGGACCCGAACCCCAATGTACTGGCTTGTCTGGACGAAGTTCTCCTTGATAGGGCAAGTCAGGTAGAAGTTTTACGTTTTTATTCTTTTCTATTTTTCTAAAATAGTGATGCCAGTTATCTCGAACATGTATTGTTGTATTGGCAGTTGTGGGATTTTCTAGAGCTTCACGAACCATTCGGTGGTCGCAGCAGACAAGATGATCAACTACAATGTCTCTATGCAAGGCATTACAGCCCACAAATAAATGTGTATCTTTAAATCTATTTAAATCGATCTTGCTTCGACTTTCGCCGTTGCCGATAACAAGGGCATGATCGCCCATATGTTAACCTCGTTCTTTGATCTCGCCGAATGGATACCAAGCACCTGGACTACCAGCTCTTAGACACACCCAACCTACGCCAGTGCCTACTCTAGCGCCTGTGTTCCAAACAATGTCGCCCACGGAGTAAGTGCCTTCTTGAGGGGGAGTTCCTGCATACATATGAACATGTCCGCCGAATCGAACAGCACCAGCAACATGTAGATCAACTGCCGGATCGGGATTCTCAACCCCAATACTCAGCTTACCGTTAATTTTGACCTGTATAGGATTGCGATTAGGATTACCTAGTTCGATATTACCGTTGGCCTTAACTGCAATTCGTGTGGTATTATCTGTGACAATATCAAAATCTGTACTGGCAAAGGTGCCAACCATTCCGTGGAAATCATCGTTAGTGCCTAGCATTACCTCAATAGCATTTTCTGCAACACTAAGAGCAGCATTGGGTGCGTCAGTACCTAGGCCTAATCTATCAGTAGTTCCGTTATAGATTAGATATTGATTGATGTTTAATGAACCGTCAACAATCAAACCCTTAAGTCTGCCCACTGTCTGTAGATTACTTTTAACTACAGACGATCCTAATTCTTTAGTTGACAATACAACGCTATTTCCAATAGAAAAATGCTTGTCTTTGTCTAGGTCGATGTTTTCGGAAGAGAAAAATCTACCAGGATTTCCGTTAAAAACTAACTGCTTAGTAACGCCGTCACCGCTCCAGATAATGCCCTTACCAAAATTTCCTTCACCTTTTCGGGCACGGAATTCTAAGAATTGGGTTATTTCTTGGGCAACGGGTTGGTGGGCCGCATCAACAAGATCCTTAAGAACTTTGCTTAGGTCTGTTAGAGTTTGATCGATATTGGTATTGTTCATACCAGTATTTATCAAACTCCAATCTAAACATTAGGCAATTTTTAACAGAATTATGTCTTCGTTAATACGTCCGTTCATTTTAGTATCAACGGCATTGATATCCTCAAGGAACTTGCGTAGCACTACTTTACCTGCTGCCTTAAATTCTTTAAGTTGATCTGCGGGTTTACGTAGGGTTTTCTGTACAGATTTTGGTTCACTAAATCCTGTAATAGTTGTGCCTTTGATGCCAAGATCTTGAAATTCTTCTGCAACATACTTGCCCAATTTACGACTCTTGGTATTGTAGGTCCACAATTCTTTTGCACCCAAGATATCTGCAGGATTAATCGACACCAACTTTAGTGGCTCGTCTGCTTTTTTGTACTTGAGTTTGGCCACAATCTTCTCAGCAGGTACAGCTTTCTTAGCCTTGGGCTTGCGATTGACCTTAGCTTCTTGTGCTAGCATTTCGCAGGCACTGACAATCTCTTGATAAAAAGCAGTAATTTTTCGCAGTTGTACCTTGCTCAAATGACTATACGCTTCTTTAAGTTGTTCATCTTTAGTTGTAGCTGCTTCTGTAAGTTCATCTAAATTTCTAGCATAGAAATCTTTAATGATACGAGCATGAGCTGCCTTGGCTTGATGCGCTTTTAACAAGTTGAGAACTTTAAATGCTTTGGGATCAAACGCTTCAGGATCAAGCTGAAAGGATTCAATAGCGGTTTCGATTTCCTCAGTCATTTTGTATGATGACTCACGCACTCGTTCTTGAATACTAACAACAGGTACAGTAGATTTAACTTCTGCTACCGCTTCATCATCGACGTCATCTTTGCCTTCACTAACAATAGTAGCAATGGACTGTCCTAACCAAACTGCAGAACTACGACCATCATTAAAGTCTGCACGAACCGGTGGCATACCCTTTAGCAAGCAGGCTGCAATAGCACCAACAGTTGTACCGCAACGATTGTCTTTGGTCTTCTTAAATTCTGCTATCTGTTCTTTGGTATAACCATTCTGGCTCATCCAATTGATAACTTTGGGTTTGAGTTCTTTACCGCTAGACTCCAGACGATACCAACTCATAGCTGTATGGAAGTGACGCAAGAATTGATTGGTATCCCAAGATTCGTGACCATCCCACTTTGGACTAAAGTCTTTACCTTTAGCTGCTCGGGCTTCTGCGAGATGTTTTGCTTTTGTGGCCATTACCGCACTCCTATTAATTAAACAATACTTATATTATAGCATCGTTTTATCTAATTGTCAAGTGGATCATTTTGAAAAGTTTTAATGGGCACTGACTCACCGTCTTCGTTTTCTTGATAAACCACAGCAGATATGTAGCCATCGTTGAGACTAGATTTGGCTATTTCAAATGCTTCCTTTTGGCTAGCAGTTGTATCCAATAATTCATTGTGGCCGTCTTCGTCTTCGGCCCAAACTTCGTATAACATATATGTCATGTTGGTTGTACTCTAACCTCCTTATCGGTCGTCATCTTCGTAGTCTAACACAATCCAACCTAATTGTTTTAGATCCATTTTAATTTCGTCGGTCACAGTGCTTTCGGGAACATATCTGGTTCTAATCTTCCATGCTTCTTCTGTTTCTATTCCTTCGTATTCAAGATTTTGTCCGCCGATGCCCGAGCAATACCAATCGATGTAATCACCTTTCTGTTGCATGTCTGCAATTATGCCCCCGGCATAACGCCAAGAGCACGACCAACGTTCATTTTTAAGAACGGGCATAACATCCAATTTTTGGAATTGTCTATTACACATGGCCGCATATAAATTTTGAGCATAACTGTTATTGGTCCGAACCTTGTCTAAGATCCAATTAGTGGTCAGCAGATCGTATTCCATATTGTTTTTATGAGTTTTTGGATCGTCAAACTTGTGATCGTGTTCATTAAGTATGTTCTCAAACATTTCTAGATAGGCTTCGCTGACAGCCTCGCCTGCTTCTTCTTGACGTTTAACATAGCCTTCTTTTTGAAATCTATGGCGATCAGGGCTTTTTGAAACTTTTGACATCTTCCATTGCTTTCTTTAGGGTTTCACTATAATTAAGAGCAGATTGTTCCGACAAATGAATGCTGGTCTCAAAGTCTACGTGACCTTTAGTTAACAACTTCCAAATGTGTTGCCAACGATTCATCGACCAAAAATTAGTACGTTGAGTAGTATAGATAACAACAACTACACCAGTATCTTCAGCTTCTATATCAACAGTATGGGTGCAGTCATCGCTGCCGCATTCGCACACTACCTTGTACATCTTGGATGTGCCCCACTCGTTGACTTTTAAAATTCCCTGTGCTGGGGTTTCTGCTTTCATTGGATTACCGGTTTATTAAATGTTTTTACTTGAGTTCGACTGGCCGAAATCATATCAACCATCTTATTATAGTCTTCTTCAGACATAGCTGATTTATATATGCTCAATGCCTGAGTCATCATAATAGCGGCTACTTCTAAAGGACCATGTATACCAACCATATGGTCAGTAAACTCTAGGAAATTGTCATACAGTTGTTGCAGTTTATTATCTATCATTTATTTTTTTCTCTATGCCGGTATTCTCGTTTGAGCCAATATTTATAGCGGTCCCAATACTGTTTTATTGTAGCAGGTTCTTCTCCGTAGATCAATCGTTCTTCTCGATTTTCCATCCAAATTTCGTTGACCCAATGCCTAAAGGCACTAGTTTGGTGTTTCTGGTCTTGCATTGCAGAATTCACAATTTGGGTCATTGCATTTATCCTCGGTCCATTTATTGCAGGTTCTGCAAAAATGAGCATCGACTTGTTCGTTGTACTCTATTAGAGATTGACAGTCCGGACACAGATTTAGGTCCATAGGCTGTCTCTTGCTTTGATAAGACGAATCATCATGGCTTCGTCTTCTTTTTCGTAAGCTGCTTCGATCTTCTGAAGTAGTTTGTGAGACTTTGTACTCATCTTTTCTAGTTCAGGAGTCTTCTTGCTGCCAAATAGTTTGCCACCGTTAAGTTCTCGAGCCTTTTCGCAGTACTCAGTCCAACCACTTACTTCGTAAGCATCAGGACGAGCAGGACGAGTCACAGTCCACCAAGTGTAAAGCTCTTTAATTTCTTTTGCACGAATTGCTTGCCCAGTTGGCTTGCCGTAATCAGGATGTTCTGGAGTACACCAGTCGGTGTTAGTTAAAGTCATTGCCCAGTCAAGATGATCGATGCCTGCTTGAGGACAACGCCAAGTGCGCCAACGCCACCAGCCACTTGCCCAGAATGGAGGATTGTATTTGGCACGGTCTTCTTTACTGCCCCAAGCAATGTGACTCCATGCTGACTCAATTTCAACAAAGTCTACGAGTTCGTTAAAGAGACAAGGCAGAAAGCGATTACCGACATCACACCAATTGCCAGGTCTGATATCACGGGAATGAGCAGTGAGGCTATGAGTGCGAGTGACCCAACGGTTATTAATATAGTATTTCGCATCGTAAATCTTTCTAATGGGCCAAGTGACAAAATCCTGGAGATGGCCAAGTGCTTCTTCAGCTAGCCAATAACGAAAGTTATGCTTCATTTGTGCCGCGGTGGTCCATTCGTCCCATTCTTCTGCTGTACCTGCACTGAGTTTTTTGGTACCGCGAAGCCAATCTGCAAATGGAGTGCATGACCAATAGTTTGTATGTTGCGCCATAATAGTATATTTTCTCTGTTGAACACTTTAATTATACTATCTTTCTAGAAACCTGTCAAGATGATTCTTTTTTGAACCGTTTTATTTTATTAAATGTTGTGACAATACCATGCAACTGATCCAAACCCATATAGTATTGAATCCCACAAGAGTAGGTAATAATTTCTTTTCACTGGCCCAAATAAGTGTCAGGCTTGTTGCCAAAGTAAAAAAATAAAGCCACCATACGGAAATACCAAAGATTAAACCAGGAACAATAATACACGCCTTTGCCGCCCAACTGGCAAATTCTACTGTATTATAGTCAGTCCAGTATTCCTTTTTAAACCACATGCTATAACATTCTTTTATTTTGACAAAGCCTATGTGGCGATAGACTGCTCCGCATAGGATTAAAAACGCTAGGCATCCAGAGAAAATTTGTGTTTCGTTCATAATTTCCGTTGATAGCCTGCTAGATTGAGCATGATTGAATATTGCTCGTAGGCCTTTTGGACAGCGGCGTTTGATTGTCGATACCAACTTTCTTCACGTTCTTTTTCCATAAGCATGGAAAACATGTCGGCATCACTGTAGCCGTGAGTGTGATTGCCAAAAAATCTCTGCTCCATTTCTATTAGAGCACGAAATCTGCTTTCAGGTATTTGAACTGTGTAGACTTTTTCTGTTTCAAATTCTACAAAATCCTTGCTAACAACGTCTGCTCGCAGAGGATCTGTAAAATATTTAGGAGGGTGGTATCTGGCCCTACGTTTTTGATCATCTACGATTTGTACTTCGTAGTTTTTGCAAAACTGATCAATTTTTTCTTTCATTGTACAAGACTTTCTGCCATTGGAAATATCTCAGAAATTACTTTAGCACAGGCAACAGCAACTTCTTGATGCTCTTTTTGTGTACCATTAGCCGAACGTAATTCAATAAAGTGAATCCATGAACGTAGTGTACCATTCATATACAGGCGGCTTTCAATTAGGCCTTCCGGCAATACTGCACGAGCCTGTTCCTTGGCTATGCCGTTAGCGATAGCCCATTCGTACTCTCTTTTGGCAGCATAGATAACTCGCTGTTGAGCACGATACCATTCATTTTGTAAGAGGTGATCATCGACTGCGACACTGTTCTGTCTGTTTTTGGGATCTTGCAATCTTGCTTCTCTTGTGACAAAGTTAAGGTCTCGAGTAGGATCCGCATATCGTTGACTAAATTCTTGAAAGCTAAAAGATCTATGTCTAAGGATTTGTCGGGCAATGTCTCTTGTTGTGGTAATTTCGATACAGGCTGACACCATTTCGAGAGGTGACCAGTGTTGATGTTTGACCAAGTATCGAATGAGTTTATCCGACGTCTCTGTGTTGAGCTGGTTGCTAGGGTTAGACACACGGGCGCAATACGCAATGAGTTCCTGCGCATCTGCGATGCCCAAATCTCTAAATTCGTCTGTGGGTTGACTATATGATAGAAGTTTAACATTCATGTTTATTTACTGCTCGGGCTCTTCGATTGGTTCATCAAAACAAAGACTCTCCATTGTTTTGTAATGTTCATAGGCTTTTTTTAGTGCTTCAAACTTTTCTAACTTTGCAGGATCGGGTACAAGTATAGCAAGTCGTTGTTCCATCTTCTTCATAAATTCTTTTAGACTTGCATTACCAATTTTAATATCACCACCTTCTGCTATACTAACACCGTCAGTATCTATATTAACTGTTGGAGTAGTATTAGAAAATGTATAAGGACCACTATTAATTGTATAACCACTAGTTCCAGTAGTCCATTGATTATTAGTAATACCGCCGCCGCCGATTGCACCGTAGTTTAATGACGGTAAAGTAATCGTAGTCGCACTGGAATCTAGAGTAATAGTATCCAGTGTGTCAATCATGGTGCTGGCCTGAGCCGCACCATAATTGCTTAGATCAATTTCAATATCATTAAATGTGATACTGTCTTTTGAATCCATTTTAGGCCTTGGCTTCTTTGCGGGCGTTCTTTTCTGCTGTGATTTCATTGCGACGAGCCTTAACGCCTTTGGCAACTTCTTGAAGAGCTTTACGAGCACGAGTTCCTGCTGCGCCGTTGCCTGCTGTGAATTTTGCGTCCTCGGCTAAAAATGCTTCGAAATCTGCTTTTAGTTGTTCTACTGTTGACATAATATTTTTTCCTTATAGTTATGTTCTAATACTTATAAGCCGCCTTGCTTGTAGGTGCTTAAAACTGGTATGGTCGGTAGGTTTCGAACCTACAAAGACTCTGTCTACGACTTTGTCCCGTCCCCACTCTTGGCTATGAGCCAAGCGGGAGGTCTGCCAATTCCACTCACGACCACAACTATATTATATAATCATAATGAACAAAGGTCAACAATTTTCCAAATAAATAAATTTTGTATAACTCCATTTTTTGGTAGTTAAGAAGATAGTTTAAATCCAAAGGAAATTACATGAACAAACGTATTTTAGTTATGGGCCTACCTGGTTCAGGTAAAACATATTTGGCACAACATATTGTTGACCATTTACAAGCAGATAAAAAACGTGTAGGTTGGTTAAATGCTGACGATGTGCGTAAAAAGTATAACGACTGGGATTTTAGCAACGAAGGTCGTATTCGTCAAAGTCATCGTATGCGCGAATTAGCAGATGCAATGATTGATGTTGATTATGTCATTTGTGATTTTGTTGCTCCTCTAGTTGAGATGCGTAATAACTTCAAAGCAGATTGGACCATTTGGGTCGACACTATTGACAAAGGTCGATACGAAGATACGAACAAAGCCTTTATCCCGCCAGAGATTTACGACTTTAGGATCACAGAACAAGATGGAGAAAAGTGGGGAGAGTTTATTGCTGCCCACATACTAGACAATCGTCGTCGTCCTGTGTTTGACTGGAAAAAAGAAACTGTTCAAATGTTAGGACGCTGGCAACCATGGCATGCAGGTCATCGAGCACTCTTTGAAAGATTACTGGCCAAGACTGGACAGGTCATTATTCAAGTTCGTGATGTGCAAGGATGGCAAGGTAGTAATCCTTTCGAAGTTGAAAAGGTCAAAGGCTTTATTAAGCGAGATTTAGATATGCTATATCAAGGGCAATATGAAATACAAGTTGTTCCAAATATTGTTCATATCGGCTGGGGACGTGGCGTAGGGTATACCAGCGGTGAAGAAACATTTGACGAAAGTATTACTGATATCTCTGCAACTAAGATTAGAAAACAACTGGGACTAAAGTGAACAAGTATCACGTTAGATTCAACACCAAGCATAACGGTAGTCCGTTAGTTTGGCGTATCTTTGAAAATGGTGTAGAGCATCTAGCCACAGATGTTCGCATCGTTGGAGAAACTTATACTGAGTGTACACACGAGTACGGCGAAACAAAATGGAACATCGCCTGTCAGGGCAGAATGGTCTGGGATGAACAAGTTGCTGTTATTGTCACGGACAAGGATTAACGCTGGATATGAATACAGCTATAATGAGTATTGAAATAATATTTTATTTCTTTTTATGGACTTTTATGATATACTGGATACACCGAGCCAGTCATAAAATTTCATTCCTGTCAAAACTACATTTTCATCATCACGCCTATGTTAAAAAACACAAGATAGTCTGGCATTGGAATAACATTTTTCTGTTTAATGACAATTGGCCTAGCACGTTTGATTATTGGATAACTGAAGTTCTACCTACTTTTATTTTCAGCTGGATCACAGGTCAATGGTGGATAATTATTTTATTTTATGTTTATGCAGCTATTATACAAGAAAGGCTAGAACACAATAGAAAATTCAATTTGTATCCTTGGTACACATCTGGTCAATGGCATTATTTGCATCATACAGAAAGTAGATGCAATTATGGTATTGGGACACCTTTTTGGGATTGGGTCTTTAAAACAAATCGATCAATTAGATTATAGATTTAAGTTGCCCAAGTCTGTTTCTCACATTCAAAAAATCAGTAATTACAGTTTTTGTGACAGTTCTTTGCCAATCTCGATCTTGCCAAAACATTTTTGCATTTTGATTTATAGGATGATTAATAAATTCAGAAAATGATTCTTCGTCTTTAAAAAAAGTATAAATTTCTAATTTACATCCTGTTTCATCTAATATTAAAAATCTGTCTAGGATTCTGCCCTGTCTAATAAAATCAGCTGCTAAAGCTCTAACTCCTGTGCCTTTTTTTCCTTGGAGTTTTTCTTCTAATCCTCGATAATAAAAATCATCCACGCTTGTGCCATTTCTATTTTTTTCTTCAAAGATAACTTTTTGTAGTATCATAACGCTAATTGCTCAACAATATATGAAGGAAGGGCTGAATAGTGTGTGTGATTTTTTTTAACTTCTTTCATAATTAAACTTTGCAGTTCTTCAAAATTTCCAATATAAGAATTGATATCGTCAGTGTCGTTATAATTATGATCAAAAATAATTTTTTTGTTAAAATACGTGTCTAAATTATTTGTAGTGTTATTATTTACAATATCTTCAAAATATAGTTTTTCGATAATATTAGAATCTTTAGCAAATAAATTTTCTAGTTCCCAATATGTTCTACACAGTTGATTGAAAAATGTCATTATTCTTCTTACTTCTCTGTTGGATTCAACAAAAATAAACGGATCATGTTTTTTAGAACTACCTATATAGTCATTATGGTCTATTGCGATCAGCATACTTCCTATGACTTTCCAAATATCTTTTCTTAAAATTAAGATAACATCTAGATTATTATCTTTAATTAAATTTTTTAAATCTGAGTGAAAGGACAAAAAAGTTTTAAAACCAAAATAATCTAAATTTTTCTTTGATTTTAAACTAATAAACTTTTTAATGATTAAATCCTGATCAAATGAATTGTTTTTTATTGAGTTAGCTAATCTATGTAAGTTATGCGGATTGAACGGCTCGTAATTAGGAAACTCTGGAATCCAAATATCATCAAATTTATTCAACACATCACAGACAAATGTAGTGCCGCTGCGAGGAGTACCAACAATAACAAAATTTTTATTCATTTTTATTTTACCATATATTTAGATGTTAAATTTGTATGTATTATATACAATATTCTGATTCAGCAGTGGCTTCTTGCAATCTTTGATCAGTGAGGGCTGATCTCAATCCTGTGATAGTGATATTTGGTCTTGGTTTATTTGAAATATTAAAAGTTCCATGCGGAACATTCAAGGTATCGAACATATGAACATCGCCAGCTCTCCACTGAGTGTGTACTGCATTACCGTATATGAGGATCTGGCCAGGCTCATAATCTTCTAGGTGTACAATAATCCTAACTATTTTTGACGGGTCTGTGGGATTGCGATGCCATAATTTATCAATGTGCATGGCGAAAGTCTGACCAGGCCATTGTACATGGCAACGATAGCTGACTTTTTCTAAATGCCAATGGTCTACCATTTTTTTGATCTTAGGAAACTGATCTAGGTATTCTTCTAAAACTAAGTTAGTATGATCAACATGGTCTAAACCGTGAGCCTTTCTATCGTTTTGCTCTTGTGTTCTCATCGGACTAACGCCCCCAGGGAACCCCGGACGTTGTCCTGCCGCCGTACTTTGATCCCAGGATAATGATTTTGATTTATCTATAATTTTAGCAACATCGTCTGCCCAATCGCCTTTGAATCTTCCTAACTGATGATACCATTCACCCTCTTGCTCCTGTTTGAATTTGTCAAAATGATAGTTGCTAAAGGTCTTGGTGTATTCGTAAGAGCTTTCATAGTTCTTACCATCTTGATGATTAAAATCTTGTGGTAGAGTTTTAAATTTTATCCTATCGATATATTGGTTGATATTCATGGCATTTTTCTTATGACAATAAGGTGCATATTATTTTTTTTCCAATGCGTTAATTGCATTAGAAACAGTTTTTTCCAATTCTTCTTTACCAAATTTTTGCGACATATTGTAGTCTTTCAAAAAGTCAGCTTGCACTTTCTGATCTGTAATATATTCTTTCAGTATAGAATTCCAAAATTCTACAGCTTTTGTATCAGTACCCTTGGGCAATACCACGGCAAATCCGTCAGTACTTTTCCACTTAGGGAAGATTTCTTTAAACGTGGGAATGTTGGGATATTCTGCTAGTCTAGTTGTGCTGTCTACAGCCAGCAATCGGATGGTTCCCGAATCAACAAAACTCTTTGTGATCAACAATGGCACTGCTGCAAACTGCACATGATTGCCGGCAATATCTTGTACTACTGGAGCTCCACCTTTGTAGGGCACGAGAGTAGCACCTTTCATTTTTCCATCTGAAAGTTCTATTAACTGCTGTATAGTCATTAGTTGTCCGGGTGCGCCGTAGGCTAGAGTTTTTGGATTACCTTGATACAAATCAGTTAGAGACCGTATGCCACTATCTTTATGAGTGACAAACGCCATAATACTATTTTTTATCAACGTCACTGTTTCTAATTCTGCTTGAGGATTTTTTAATCTTTGGACGGCTATGGTGCCGGCTGTTGCAAAAGAAATATGATATCCGTCTTTAGGCATTGCGGCAATTTCATTCATGCCAATCAATCCTTCGGCTCCTGGTCTGTAAACTGCTACAAACTTAATGTTTTTTTTCGCTGCCCAATTTTCAAAATGCCTAAAAGTTTGATCAACACCGCCTCCTGGTGCAAATGGCATCACCACTTTAATAGGTTGAGAACCAACGTCAAATGCTTGGCTGGGAGCAGATAAAAAAAACATCATGCTCAATCCTAATAAAAATTTTTGTATCACTATTCATCTCCGTAAGTGAAAATATTTATGCAATAAAGTGCTATGATAAATATTTCATGAAAAACAATACTTGGAATAAATTATTAGAATTAAAAAAATTACCCTTTGGTAGTGTACATTGCATTAAAGATCAAGATTTAGAACAAGAAGTATCGGATATCATTGTTGATGTTCTGCAAAATGATTGTATGAATGATGATGAAATACACGATAAATTTACAAAAGAGTATAAAGCATGGATAATGAAAACCACCTCTAATCGAGTTATAGGTTTAGAAAAATTCCAAGGCCTAGCCTTTTCAAACGGAACCACAGAAGCTTTTGATAAATTTTATCTAAAAAATCGTAATCGTAGGTTAAGATATTTTCGAGGCGAATACATGTATCATTCAATAGCCGCCAATCTATATTTTGATCAGAGTGTCTGTATTGAAGATGAACCAATACAAGAAAATGACGTGGTAATTTTTAGTCTTCCGTTCGCTGGCACTGGAAATGAACACGTAATGACTGATTCAGTTTTAAAAACTTGTGAAGCACTTAAAGTTCCGGTATTAATCGATTGTTGCTATTTTGGTGTTTGTGGCGGAATTGATTTTGATTTTTCTTATGAATGTATTACTGATATCACATTTAGCCTTAGTAAAAATTTTCCAGTACAGCACCTTAGAATTGGCATGAGGCTAACCAAAGAAGACAATGATGATGCTTTATATGTTTATAATAAAAACAAATACGTCAATAGACTGTCGGCTGCGGTTGGATTAAAACTATTACAAAGATATACTGCTGATTACAATTATAAAAAATATCGGTCAATACAAGAAAAGTTTTGTGAAATTTTAAAAGTAGAAATGTCAAAGTGTGTTTTTTTCGCAACTTCTACTGAGTCGTTCGAAGAATATAATCGCGGCATAAAAGAAAATAGACTTTGTTTTTCAAAATATTTAAAATCAGAAATGTTGCCGCACAACTTCTATGATAAATCCTGAATATTCCTCTAGGTTTGGAACCATCGATGATCTAGTATATCTAGAAAAATTACTAGTTGATACCAAAAATTATAGACAGAATACTTCTAAAATTTGGTCGTATCCTTTTGATGATAAAGATTTTGATATCTCTGTTTTTATGAAATCTATCGAAACAATGATTTCTAATGAAACTCAAACTAAAAATAAGATTGCGTTAGTATTTGATAAAGAAGAAAATATTAAATGTATTGCTATTGGTCAGTTCTGGAATATGATTAGATCTTGGCGTCAATGTATAATACTTTGTAGTCCCAATAATTCTATCTTCAATGCTGTGGATAATGGTATTGCTGACACCAGCACATTGCTTATTTCACATGCAGAGAGTATAGGATATTATTCCTATGATTTTATTGTGGCCAATCCTAAAACTACCAACCGCTGGAATAGAATGAGACAACAGATACCAATAATAAAAGATAGGTATGAATTTTTTGACGAGGCAATTATTCCTGCTGGTACAATGCCGTCACATCCAAGATATAGGCAAATGATGAGAAATAGAACCTGGAATGTAGATCTTCTTTATCGAATTGGCTATTTGAAAAATCAATATAGAAATAATGATTTTTTAATTTCTTTATAAATCAAAATGCTATAGTACTTGCATTTTTTATTTTGGAGATTCCCACCATATCGCATAATCTGAATATTTGTCTAAAGATCTTGTGAGTAAGTCATACAATTTATCAGGGTTCCAGGCGTTGTGATTCACAGAAGGTCGATGCGAATGAACTAAAAATGTGACCCTAGCACATCGATCATATTCAAATGCTTCGATACCGTGTGCTGCTCTCGTACTAGTCAATGCCCAAGCATGCCTCTGGCAAGGATGACTGCTGTAAATTTTTTTATCTAGATCTAGGTATTTCTCCCATTCTTGGGGATACACATTCTCTGATTCTACAATGTAAGTGGCTATGCGATTGTTTTCGTTGGTTTTTCTAGGACAAAAATATAACGCATCCTCTTTGACTTCGTTGTGAAGATAAAATCTCATCCCTAGCCAATCATCGGCGTCGGTGTGCAATGGAGCTGTCACGTTTGATTTTTGTAAAAGGATAGTTACTCCGGACAATATATTATAGGGGAAAAGATGAATGTATTCAACTACATCTGGAAATATCTTATCAAACTCTGAAATCCAAGAATTACTATATCCGTGATGAAATGCACTAACTTGGATCCAGGGATAAAATCCCCAGCCTTTCATACCTCGTTCCTCAAAATGCATAATTTTCTGACCAGTCTCAGGATGATTGATATTTCCCACAAGTTTGGGGGCTTTTGTAAAGGCCCAATCTGTAAATAGATCGATATCAACCTTGGGAGGTTCTGGAAGATCTAGAGGAATATAAATCAAATCTCGAAATTGATCAAACTTTTTTGGCCAGTGTTGAGAAGGAATTTGAGTGGTGTGAATCATTTTAATTAAATAAGGGTATGTTAACAAGTCTACTACAAAAAATTTCAATCAATAAAAATCTAAGAACAATAACGATACCGCAGCATGTGATATTTATCAGTGGTATCGTGATGGTATTGTTAGATATGACATCGGCATGGTGGTTGTTAGCTGCGTATGTAGGATGGTTCTTTATTGGATTCATTGGATTTAATATTTTCTATCATAGGTATATTTCACATTCTGCCTTCCGGACGCATAAAATTTTAGAAATTGTTGGAGTATATCTAGGACTGCTAGCAGGCAGAGGCAGTCCAGTTTGGATGGCAAACATACATACTCCCTATCATCATAGATATAGTGATACTGATCTAGATCCTCATACTCCTACTAAAGGTTTTTGGCATGCGTATTTGACATGGCAGAACAATCCTCCTAAACTTAACCCGATGTTTTGTAGAAAAATGCTTAGAGATCCTGTAATGAAATTTATGAGCGATCATTACTATAAAATTTTCTGGATCACATTTGTATTGTTATTTGTTATAAAATGGGAATTAGCCGTTTTCTTTTTTATGGGTGCTGGAGTTTTGCAAACGCATAGTGAAGCAATAATTGCAACTTTTGGACACACGCCAAACTATGGAACTAGAGAACACGAAACAGGAGATAACAGCAGAAATTTAAGAGGTATCTTTAATTGGATTACACTGGGCAGCGGATTGCATAATAATCATCATGCACGTCCCGGACATTACAGCTATGAAACACATCCTGGAGATTTTGATTTTGCTAGACGAATTATTGAGCTGATAGCTAAACCTGGATCGCTTAGAACAGGAACAGACTAATGCAGATAGGAACTTATACTTTTCATCGCTATCATCATTCGTTAATATTGATTCAACATGGACTTTTACTTTGGGTGTTATTTTATCATTTTAGTTTTTTAGGAATACTTGCTGGCCTAGTTGCTAAAGAATTATTTAAAGGCATAGGAGACGAAATAGGTGCCCATAGATATTTCACACATAAAAGTTTTAAGACTACAAAATTTAAAGAAAATCTATTGATATTTTTACATTTCTTTAATATGCAAGGGCCGTTGTTATCCTACATAGGTATACATCGAATGCATCATGCATTCACTGATACAGAAAAAGATCCGCACACCCCACTTAAAGGAAAATTAAAAGTTCTATATTGGTTAAATCCTATTTCAGTAAATCCGTCAATGGTACGAGACTATCTAAAAGATTTTAGATTTAGATTTCTTGCCAAATGGTATTATGAATTATATATAGGATTTTCTATAATCTTTATATTTCTTTTTGGACTTGTCCCTTATGTTTATATTTTTAGTTTTTCAGCAATATTAGGATTGTATTTAAACGGATTGGTAAACATTTATTGCCATGACGGAATAGGAACACAAGATTTTGTCACAGGGGAAAGTAGCAGAAACAAAAATTCAACAGCAATGATTTTTCTTTTAAAAGGGGGTCACCTCCATAATAATCACCATGCACATGCAGCAAGTTCTACTACCAAAGTAGAATCTCACGACTACGATTTTTTTGGTATAATTATAAACAAATTTTTTAAATTATGAAAATTTCAATTACTCCAACAGACACTCAATACGGCGCCTATATTAGTGGCGTAGATTTTTCTTCCAAAATAGATTCACACCTCATAACAGAAATAAAAGAATTATGGAATAAGTACCAAGTATTGATTTTTGTTGATCAGCACCTTACAGTGAATGACTTGGAAAAATTTGTATTATATTTTGGTGAACATTGTCGAGATCCGTTTATTGATCCAATTAACGGATCAAACTATGTAGCAGAAGTGCTGAGAGAGCCTAACGAATCTACTGAAATATTTGCCGAAGGTTGGCATTCTGATTGGTTCCACATGAAAGAGCCACCAAAAGGAACTGCACTATATGCTAAAGAAATTCCACCGCACGGCGGCGATACACTATTTTCCAATCTGTATAAAGCATATGACACGCTTCACGATGACCTTAAACAGATTTTAGAAAACCATCGAGGAATAAATTCTGCTAGACGCGGATATGCGCCCGATGCTAGATACGGTGTGTCAGATGTTGGCAGGTCAATGAAACTTAGATATTCAGACGAAGCCTATGAAATCCAACATCACCCGTTGGTGTTAGAGCATCCTGAAACAGGCAAGAAAGTAATCAACTGCAATCGAGGTTATACTATTGGGATTGAAGGGTTAGACAAAGATAAATCTTACAAAATACTAGCAGAAATTTTTAATCACCAGAAAAATCCAAAATTTATTTATACACATCGGTGGACTAATAACCAACTAGTGCTCTGGGATAATCGTTGTACCTTACACAGAGCTACTGGTGGATATGACGGGCACCGACGATCTCTGTATCGTGTCACAATAAAATAATTTAATATCCGTTTTCGTTTTCACGTAGGTGCTCGAAAAAAGGAGCCAGTTTAAAATTTTCCGTAATCCTGCCTCTTTTAAGATTGTCCTGTGCAGGATATCCCTCATCCATTAAACTCCAATCAGTAATACGTAGAGAAGTAGTCTTACACAGTTTTGCCTTGGCTTTTTCTAAAGGAAAATGCCAGCTATAAGAATCATCATCTATTAAACTATTTTTCCAATCTTCTGTATTAGAATCAAAATTAAAAACTTTTTCTAAAATATCTAAAATTTCTTTTCTAGAATAATTTTGATTTTTTTCTAAAGAATATCTACCGATTTGTCCTACATTTCTAAACTCCAACGCCACTGGATAATTATTTTTTTGTATTAACTCTTTCAGGCGATCTGGAACATGTTCATTTATTCCCTTGGCTAAAATACAACCAATAGCTAGTTTTATCTTATTATCCACGCAATTTTGAAATGCTTTAACTTTTTTCTTTGCACATCGTAAATTATCCATAGTGGCATAAACTGTGTCATCGTCAGCACCGTTCATGCTAAGATAGACTGTTTTTAATCCAGCATCCACTAATTTTTTTACGTAAGTTTCATTTGCTAAACGCAATCCGTTTGTGACTAAAACTATTCGATGCTTGAGAGGCATACTTGTTATAAGTTTTATGATCTTAGGTAAATCTTTGTGTAATGTAGGCTCCCCACCTATTAATCTAAATTCTGTTCTTTTTTTAAATTTGCTTATAGTTTCAATGAGTTTGTTAAATGCTATGTCTTTGTAGCTTCTGTTTGGCAGATAGCAATTGCTGCATTCCATATTGCAACGATGAACAATGTCTACATAGACTATTTTAAATTCGCTGTTTTCCGGATCTATTTCGTTATTTTTTTTAAAATGGATGGGTGTATAAAGTGTTGTCATATCTCTTGGATAAATAATAATGTATTTAAACGAGGAACTAATATGCTAACAGTAACCTGGACTTATGAAAGACCAACACAAGAATATCCGTTCTACATGGATACTCCCGAAGGAGCTGCCTTTCAGGAGATCATTGATACTATTAGACAAAATTCGGGACTAGTAATCAGTCGTGAAATTTCTAGGACTGAAGACGGATTAACACTGGTGTCTGTATACAATTACGAATCTGTTGAAAAATGCAAAGAATTTACTGACACAATTACCTCTGAGATATCCACTTATTTTCTTTCTAGACTTAACTATCTGATTAAATGCAACCATAAACTTACTGGAATAGCTAACGAACCTGTGTTCGGATTAGATAACGACCCTATGGCTGTAGACGAAATAAAGCTAGGATTGACTAGAGTACTGCCGCATTTAAATTAAAATATAATCTAGCAGTTTTTCTCGAACTTGCTGATATGTCAAAGTTATATCAGCAAATCTTAAACTTACACAGAATCTTTTTTCATTGCTGAAATTAACTACATTATGAGGTATATCTGTTCTCACTAAAGTTGGTACAGAGATTGTTAATTCTTCAATAGATACGCAGTCACTTGCTGACCATCTTGTTCTACGGAGCCCTTCTTTGTTTACAGATGTTTCGCCAACGGTATCTGACGAATACCATTTCATTACATGATTTGTAGAACCATAAATCCAATTTAACCCGCAATGAATTCCGTGAAAGGTTCCATTCTCTTCAACAAATCCGTCAACATGAATAACTAAAGATTCTTGCGCAGGTCCATACATAAAATATATATTTTTTAAAGGAAGACCTTTTTCTTCAAAAAATTTCGATACATCATCTTTCACTAGTTCATCTATAGGCAAGAAATCTAAGCCCCAGGTATCATGTCTTGAAAATCTTCCATCTAAGGTGACTCCCGGCTTTAAAATGTCATCGAAAGGAAATTTAAATTGAGTGTAATTTGTAGTATTTTTCATATATTATCAATCAATACACATTACAATATGTATTCTAATTTGATCTAAAGATCCATTAATAAAAGTGTGATCTTGTGTTGTATCTGCTCGATACACAACTCCCTCATGTAGTTGATGACATTCATTTTTATATGGCCATATCATCCAACACTGATCATTTGTGATTATAGGTAAATGCAATCTAGGGGTTGGATCTCGATGGATAGAATAACATTTTCTAGAATTCATTAACATTATTCTAGTTCTAAAACCATTGTGGTCTTTAATAAATTTTTCTAGAAGTGTCCCATGAAGCTCTGGATATATAAATTTATAATTTCGTTCCTGTTGTTCTTCTAATTCTTCAATACGGCCAATACCTGTGACCCAATCATTTGAACCGTTTTCTAATCCTTGACATATTAGCTGATTGTCGTTAACGTTAATTTTTTTTACCAATTCCAAAACTTCTTTCTGCAAAGTTTGGAAATTGATAAATTTATATAGTGGCTGTAATATCATGGTAAAGTATTTATTATATTAATTTTCTATAATTTTTTTTGTCTATAAATATGAACATGTTTAATCAAGAAGTAGAAGGATTTTGGCAGGTAGGTGCTACGAAATTTAAAAATAAATTTCAAGCATTGGTGTTTGCTACCGAAACCAATCAGGAAGTTAGTTACATATATTTTGATCAAATTTGGAACAATTTTGATAGATCCTTGTTGGGAAAAGTTTCTCTCAAAAAACTTTATCAACAACGTGCTCAACAGATTAGAGATAGCTACGATTATCTAATTTTATATTTTTCGGGAGGCGCCGATAGCTATAACGTTCTTAGATCGTTTATAGACAACGGTATTAAATTAGATGAAGTTTGTGTGAAATGGCCAATGGCCGCTATAAAATCTCAAGTTTACAAAGCTAATAAATTGGACACCTCGGCAAGAAACACTCTTAGTGAATGGGATTATGCTATTAAACCTGTTCTTGATTGGCTGTCACAGTATCATCCTCAGATTAAAATCAATATTGCAGATTGGACAGATAATTTAAGTCCTGAAATTTATACAGAAGATTTATGGCATCACGTTAACACATGGAATGATATAGAAATACCTTTTATGTTGACATATAGTAAATCGGAATTGCTCAAATTAAATAAGGGTAAAAAAGTTGGATCCATTTATGGAATAGATAAACCTTTGTTAGCTTATAGAGATAATAAATGGTTTATGAGTTTTACCGACACTGGTACAGGGATGGGAATTCCTTCGCAAGAAAATAGATATGGAACTGAATATTTTTATTGGTCTCCAAAATTTCCAATATTAGCTATGGAACAAGCCTATCAGTTGTCATCATATGTTGATGATAATTTTCATTTAAGACAATATTATTATTCAGATGTAAGTAAAGATTGGCCACTTGATTTTACATTATTATCTATTCGAATGCAAAACTCTGTAGCAAGGCAAGTATTATATGATAATTGGACAAATAATTTTCAGGCTGATAAACCAAATATTGCAGATAGAGAAGATAAACATTTTTGGATTTTTGAGCATCCAGAATTAACCAAATGCCGTGATAGCTTTTTAGATATGAATAGTCTATTTTTATCTCAATTAGATAAAAGATTGTACTTAGGAGTGGAAAGAAGCCAACGAGATTTTGGAAAAGTAAGAGGAAGATATCAACACTTATTTTCAAAGTGGCATTTTGTGAGATTAATTAATGAATAATATTTTGTTAGTATGTCGTGGATATCATCATTTATCTACAATCTATGATTTAATAAATCAAGGTTATAATTTAGATATAATTGTTCCTAAAGATCATCCCGAATTTGATCTAATGAAGTCACAACTATCTAAATTTGATAACATATTTGTTGTTGATACTACTGATCAATTTTTAAATTTACTTTCTCAATTATTAGAAACAAAAAAATATCAATATATCTATCCTACGTTCCCTGATCATCATATGAAATTAATTGCTGAAATAAACAGTAAATTTGATCTACCAGGAATTAAATTAAAATCATACGAAAAAATTAAAGAAAAAATAGTTTATTACAAAATATGGAAAGATTTAAAGATCGATGTTCCTGAAATTTATCAAATTGTTAAAAATAAAAAAACATTAAACACTATATCTTCAGATATTAAATTTCCATGTTTAGTAAAACCGTCGGGAGGAATGGCAAGTTTAGGGATAAAAATAATTTCTTCTAGAGAAAGTCTTAAAGATTTTTTTAAAGACGTTGATGTTAAAGTACATGATTATCAAGAAAGCCACGGTGAAAAATTTAAAACTTTCGAATATTATTCAGCAAATAGTGATTATATAATTCAGGAATATATTGATGGACCAATAATCTCTGTGATTGGACACATACTTAATAAATCTCTTAGCTTAGATTTTTTTTATGATATAGAATCTAATTCATATCCCTATGCGGCTGAAACTGCATTAGTGTATCCGTCTAAATATTTTAACAACGATTTTTATGAAAATATCAAAATTAAATTAGAAAAGTTTATTTCTTTAACTGAGTTAGATAATTGTCCGTTCATGTTAGATGTGATATTAAAAGAGGGGAATATTTATTTTATTGATTTTGCAGCTCGAGTTTCCGTAGGATGCCATTTATTGCAATACTCTGGAGAAAATCAGTATGCATCAAAGTTAGTTAACTCTATTCTTAACAATAAAAATATGTTGTTAAACACAAGCAAGTGTAGTATGAAAAGAGATTTAGGATTAAAACCAGGTCTCATTAAAAGCATAGAGATTAAAAAAGATATTCTTGCAGACTATATTAAATTACCAACTAATAATAAAGTTAATCTTCCAAGGAACGATTTAGCAATCAGCAATAACGGATATGTTTATATATCAGGCAGTGATCTTAACGATCTAAACGAAAAATATCAAAATTTAATTTCTTCTATAATTGTTAATTATACCTAACCAATGCTTTGATGTGCTAATCCGTTTAGAAGAATATCAAACGGATGTAATTTACCAAAGTGAGAATTTAATACAAAGCAATCTTCATTTTCTATATAATTAATCCAAGGTGTGAATCCTAATACTAAATGGGTTCTTTTTTTAATAGATTTTTTTGTGGCATATACCCTATGCGGTAAATTTGTATCCCATGTATATATTTTTCCTAACTCTAAATGTATTGGCTGTTTGTTTTCAAGTTGAAATAGGAAAGAAGAATCAGTGTCGATGGGAATGTTGATCCTGAGATTTTCGAATATAGTTTCATCCTTGTGCCAAAGGAATTCTTCACCTACTCTATCATACATGTCAGCATCTAAAACAGCTATCCTACTTCGTGTAGGTGAAAGGTGAAATTCATTGATAAAATTTTTAAGATTAGTTTGTGAGATGCACGGTGATAGTTTTCTAAATCCATAACTGTCAAAGTATGTATTTCTTATAGAACGAAAATTTTCTGTACTGCCATAATAAAATTGATCCGGAGCGTTTACAGGGGTGCCGAGTGTATGTTGATTAGGATCAATTGTGTCTATTAGATCCGGGTTGTATACCATGCTAAGACCGCCGTAGGCCTTACTTTGACCTTTAGTTGTTTGCCAACCTTTAGTTCCAAACGTTTCTAATGCTGATAGAGTATCTTTGATAAGTGAAGGAATATCAATTTTGTGAGGTAATTCTATTACGTCATCTATTTTAGTTGATGTAGCAATATCTTTTATTGCTGTGTAGAAATCGCTTTGTTCATATATCCACTGGAATAATGACAGGTGCGCAGGACAATCTTTTACGTAAAACTTCATTAATTTGGCCCTTTAAAAAATCCAGAAGATATTGCTTCAGAAAAGATATTCCACTTGTCTTCATTATCTATTGACGATAATGCCACCATCTGATAACACGAATCATCGTTTGAGTCTCCGCAGACATTGTATATATTTTCTAATATTTCAAAAGAATCAACTGAAACAGATGATGCAAGTTTTATTATTTCTTTAAAACTTTTTGAGTATTTTCCTTCTCTTGTAATCATAGCAACTTTTATTTTATTCTGTGAATTTAAAAATTCAAGCTGAGCCTTAAGTATAATTGGACTAAATCTAACAGCATTAGGTCCCCACTTAGTTAATCCGTTGCTTCTAAAATCTGGATGTATCCAAAATCTAGTTAACACTCTTGCAATTTTCTCCCCCCATTTGTGAGGAGAATATTCTATGGCTCCAAAGGAAATTATTTTATTTTCGTATATTGCTGTTACAAAATAATAATATTGTGTAGGAGATAAATTTACATAATTTTCATACAATGGATCTGCACGGCATCGAGATTTTATAGTTTCCATGCATTCATTCCACAAGTCCTCTCCGGGATTCGATTTAAGCGATAGGGATTTTGGCATCATATAAATATATTTAATCGGAATCATCCCTCTATGAAAAATTACAAATACCTGTTAACTACGTTTTTCCCTTTACACATACTATTGGTTTTGTTGTTTTTTTTCGTAGATTACAATTTTACCAGTCTATTGTATTTTCTAGCAGGCTATATTTTTATTGGTGGGTACGGAGTAGCAATCGGACTTCATAGATGGGCATCTCATAGATCGATCATTTTAAAATCATGGGCAGAGAATTTAATAATTTATGCTAGTGTGTTATCATGCCAGGGTCATCCAATCTGGTGGGCCGCAGTACACCGAGGATATCATCATAGATTTGCCGATACAGAAAAAGACGAACATTCTCCAATTTTTGGAAGATGGCATGCTTTTGTAGGTTGGATTTTAAAACACAATCCTACTAGTGTAAACTACAAGTTTGCTGTTGACCTAGTACGTAATAAAAAAATGGCATTTACCGCCAAGTATTATGAAATAATTATTTTGTTATCGTGGATAGTTCTAGGATTGATTGATTTAAATTTATTATATTGGTTTGCTATTGTACCAACAATTGTTGCATTTCATGGTGAGGGACTTATTAATACATTCTGTCATAGTGACAACGTTGGATATAGAAATTTTGAAACTAAAGATAAATCAAGAAATATCCCTATGTTAGGGTTAATGTTTTGGGGTAATGGATGGCATAATAATCATCATCAAATGCCGTCTAGTTTTGATTTTGGAAAATCTGTAAGCGGAAAAAAATGGGAGTTTGATACATGCACTCTGTTGTCTCATCTGATCAAAAAATAAAATTCGAGATGGATCAAAATTTTAAATTTGGTTATAATGGAAGTCAGCACAATCTAAGACAACACCAATCAGATGTATTTCAATGTTGGTACTCTAAGTCAATTAGAACTCCTAGCTCATTCAGAGATGAGTGTATTAATGTCTGTGAAATAATTAACAATTACTCAAAAACTGTGAACAAACTTCCTTATGTGTTGTTAAGCGGAGGGGCTGATAGCGAAGTTGTGGTTAGAGCTTTCTTAGAATTAGGGCAACCATTTAAGGTCATAACAAATAGATTCGACAAAAATTTAAACTCACACGAAATAGAAGTGGTTGAAAAATTATCTAAAGAATTAAATTTTGAAGTTATCTATGTAGATATAGATGTACTAACCTGGTTAGGTTCTCCGGAATCTCTAAGAATGGCAGAACAGGGAAAATGTTTCCAAGCGGAAATGTTGCCTACAATGAAATTAATGGATCATGTGTATTTTAATCTAAACGGTATACCTGTTTTAGGGAATGGTGACTTTTATGCAAATAGGTTAGACGGCGAATGGAAATATGTAGAATATGAATATATCTTATCTTGGTGTAGATACGCCATTGCGAACAACATGACAGCAGCTATTAATTTTTTTCAAATGACTCCTGAAATTGTGTTATCAGTTGGCCGTGATCCTATCATGTTGGAATTATTTCAATCTCCCCCAAGTGAAACCATAAACTCTAGATATGCCAAATATAGAATTTATCAAAAAAATTGGAATATAGAAATAAGGGAAAAATATCATGGATGCGAATTAATCCAAGATTGTTGTGACCAAATACAGCAGAAGTTTTTATCAGCATATAAACCGTACACTGATAAATGGAAAATGCCTGTTGGTGAGTTTCTAAAAAGGTTGTCGAAATAACATGTTTCAAGAATTAGATCTTCCCATCAATCCGTTAGTTGAAGATGTTCAATTCCCTGAATTTTTATTTAGAGATAGAAGAAACAGATATTATCCCATAGATAAAAAAAATATAAACGAACAAACTAAAAAAATTTTTGATGATTTGGATTTGACAATCGGTGGTGTTATAATTTTTAAAAAATGTCAAAACGGTATAAGTCCTATACATTCGGATATATTGTTAGTAAATGATCGTTGGATAAAATGGCATGCTGCAATCAATTATAATTTAACGTCAGCGGATTCGAATATGACTTGGTTTGAAACAAAATTACAAGAAATTTATCCTACAAGGCGAAATTTAAGTCAACCTTTAGAATATAATCTATCAGGTATACATTATGGATATCAAGGAAATAAATATGTTAGCAATACAGATTTTTCTTTAATAGGAAATTGCAAATTGACAGCCCCTACATTAATACGAACTGATATTCCACACACTACTGTGAATTTAGATAGCAGAGATCGATTATGTGCTAGTATTAGATTTACTGATAATCACACATATCAAGAACTTTTAGAAAAATTTTTAAGGATTGGTCAATGAATAATGTAGTGGTTCCTCCTGGCGTAAGTGGAAGAAGTCAATCTTATTCCCCTGATAAAGTAAGTTTAGAGAATCTTACTAACGAAGTTAGCCTACTCAACTTAGGAATTTTTGAACCGCTGAAATGGAAGATAGACTGTGGTCAATTCATGCGGGAGATCGAACAGTTTAAAGATGATTGGCAAGATTATCTTCCTAGAACAGATAGACCTAATAACAGAAAATCTCTTACTCTTACTTGTTTGCCGGGTACTGATCATAGAACAAATCCTAGTTTGGCTCAAGCATCATACGCAGCCAAGCGTCGGATAAGTGAATTAGAGTTTAATCAGCCTACTGATGTCTATCATGCCTGCACTAGTCTGCACCCATTTTTAAACACCTTTCAACCATTAGGAAGAACATTTATAGTAAGATCTGATACAGGCGGGTATTTTGTTCCACATAGAGATCATCCTACTATGCCTAGAGATGTATTCCGACTTATTGTGTTTCTTAATAACTGCGGACCGTTAGAATACGACTGGTGGATGGATGACCGTAAATTACAAATAGAACACGGTCGGGTCTATTATCTCAACACACGGATGACCCACAGGACTATAAGTTGGGTCAATAACAGCATACATTTAATTTTGAATATTCCTATGATTTCTCAGAATGTAGCTCAAGTCATCGCTAATCTACAACACACTCACTGAGAATTTATTTACGCTTGTTTCTATCAGTGTTGGATGCTTTGCCTTTCCTAGATATACTAGTTTTTCCAAACAACATATTGGCTATATTTTTCTAGGCTTTTTTCTAATAGTGCTAGATGTCGTTCCTTATTTAACCAACCTCTTACATAGATTGTTGTTCGTTCTTTGTCTTCTTTAACTTTGTGTATAGCTGAGGTTGAATTTAAAATATACGCACAGGGAATTTTAGGAACTCTAGTAGTAATCCACAATGTACCGTCAAAAACTTCTAAACTATCAACTGCTCCTTTTAAAATAAATCGATATCCCGACGGCTCTGTATCTAGTATGTGTTTATATTCTCCAGGAGCGAATTTCATTTCTGGATAAACATCTACGTGAGAATCTACGGTCTGTTGTTGTATTTTATATTGTAAATTGCTAATCTTTTCAAATGGTAATTGTTTAAGAACTTCATCAAAATTATTTTTTTTGATCGTTTCATCAGAAATGAGAGTAGAATTCCAATAAGGATTATATTTAGATATGACAGGAGTTCCGTCCACTACAGAAAACTCTATATTATCTAATTCTATATCTAGGGGACAGAATAAAATTTTATCTAACATATAAGATAGGTAACCTTATACCTAAATGATAAAAAATGTGTTAATGTATAGCTGTCCAAGAACCACCGGCCACAGCTTTTATTTTTGCTGCTCCTGTGTCGTAGTACATCATGCCGTTTACTCTGTTTCCTGATCCACCAATAGCAGTATCGGCTGCGGTTTCGTCGGCATAAGTAGGAAGCACCGGCATATTATTAAAAGTAGTTTTAGTTGTAGCAATTGTTAGTCTGCTAGCAGAGACTCCGCTGGTATTGCTGGTAAAAAATTCAAATCGGCCAGGAACTATTCCTGTAGATACTGCTCCGTCAGTGACCACACGAATTTGAGCTACGCCAACGTTGTTAGTTCCGTCGTAGCCTGCAAACGCAAAATCAAAAATTGGATCCCCATTTAGAACTGCCAAGGGCGTTCCTGTCTGTCCAGGGAAACTTGGTACCCCTCTTGCCCTAACTAAGATAACGTTGCTGGCATTTGAAGAACTATTATGCCCAGAAAAAATCTGTAAAGGTCCAGAAGTAACGTCGTTGGCGAAAAGAAAAAGATTTCCAGATTCGTTAAAACGCCCTGCTTCTTGTTCATTCCCTAGAGTATTCGTAATTAAAAATCTTAAAGATGAGGGCATTACACCAGGAGATACTGTGCCAGTAACTCTTGCTTGGATTTGCGCCGAACTAATGGTGTTTGTGCCGTCATAACCATTAAACTGAATGCTTCCTACTCTATCGTTAGTGATTAATGATAAAGGAGTATCAAGTGTTCCTCTAGATCTTCTTAGAACCAATCTAGTGGCTTGATCATCATTATGAGCAGCAGTGACCGCAAGAGGAAAACTTGAGAACTCTGTAGACTGAAAGTTGCCTCCATCTACTACTCTTAGAGAGCCCTCGGACGTTACATTTGAATTGAATAATACTGTCGGTGTAACTATAATAGGTGAACTGTCTGCTGAGTCGATGAAATTTGTAAAAATATTGCCAGTCACACTACCAGTAATATTCCCACTCACATTACCAAGTAAATTACCAGTGAAACCACCTGCTGCCGTTATTGTTCTTGTAGATGCGTTGACAATAATTGTGCTATCATCTCCAACAATATTAATATTGTAGTTCATTCCGGCTTCAACACCGGCACCTGATCCTGTTCCAATGACAACACCATTAATTGTGGATCCTGCTGGTAAGTTTACTGCAGAACCTGTGGCTGTAATAGTAGCAGAGCCAAGCTCAATGCTAGAACCACTTAGATATAAATCTCTAAATCTATTTGATGCACTGCCTAAATCATATGCTTCATTGACGTTTGGAACAACATTGCCTTTGACTGTTCCGTCTAAATTAACTGCGCCCGATAGTGCGTTTAACAGTAATGTAGAATCAGAAGCATAAACAGATCCTTTAAATCCAGCCGCTTCTATAGTACCATCAAACGATGATAGATCGAATGTAGAATTTATACGCCCTAGTGTGTCGTCGTAGGTAAAGGTGATGTTTTGGTGTGTACCACTAGTTAGCATTGTAGAAGCAATGTCTTGGACATCCTCTGTGACTAGTGTTCCTGCGGGTAAACCGCCGGCTGTGGTTCCGTTTCCGATATACAACGAATTTGTTGATGTATCCCAAATAAGTTCGCCCACAACTGGGGTATAACTCATTCGATCTGCGGTTGGTCCACGTCTGATTTGTAAGGCCATATTAATAACTCCGAGGCAATGTTAGTACTAGTATTTATGCCACTGTATCAGAACCTCGAGCCAAAAAAATAGGACTCCAAAGAGCCCTATTTTAAACTGCATAGTTTACTACATTGTAGGTCCGTTGCCACTTTTAAAGCCTACTACACCGCCTTCTTCGGCAATGCGCTTTAATACATCTTCAAACAATATAGGCGCAAAGTCTGGGATTTGCTCTACGCATACACAATGGTAGCGTGGATCTATCTCATCACTATATAAGATATCCCCAGTCTTAGCATCAACTCCGCGGGCTTTACGAACACGATTTGCGTGTAAGTGTCCGTGAATGTTAACTCCGAAACGTCCTAAGCTGTCGCTGTGTACAGGAATATGGCTTAAGATCATACCGTTCATAACATGGTAAGCACGTAATTCACGGAAGTGAGCACGATAATCCTCGTCCTTAAAGATATCGTGGTTTCCGCGGATTAATACTTTGTCACCGTTTAATCTACGCATTATTGCCAACGCTTTACGGTTAATAACAACGTCGCCTAAATGGTAGACTTTGTCAGTGGGTTTGACCCGTTCGTTCCAGGCCTTAACCATAGCTTCGTCCATTTCTTCGGGACTGTCCCATGGACGCAATTTTGTGAAGCCATCGTTGCGGGTAAAGCGACATACACCAGTGTGTCCAAAGTGCGTGTCGCTTACTAAGAATACACTTGGCATATTAGCCTCCTTTAGTAAGTTTCTTTTACAATATCAAATTCTTCAACAGGCCATTTGGCTTTAAATTCATCTGTTTTAACATATTCATTATAGGTTTTAGCTTCAAAAAACACCTTGTGGAATGCTGTTGTAAATGTGCCTTTGGGATGAATTGTCAAATAAATTGATTTTGCCTTGCCTGCCATAATATGTCCTTTATTGTTTAAGTATATATTATAGCATCAATTTACTAATCAGTCAACCGATCTAAAGGTACGCCAATCATCAAGATTGGGTTTTTCGTTTTCGTCGTAGGTCCAACCTAAAGCCTTCATCATACGATGCTTAACCAGTAGATTTGGACTACGGAATCTGCCCGTATCTTCAAAACCCAACATAACGCCAACTTCACAAACCGCACCCGATCTGCAAACACCTGCATAGCAGTGAACAACTACATTCATTCGATTAGCTAGTGCGTGTTGCAATAGTCGAACAAGTTCATTGGCCTGTTCCTGACTGCATTTCATTGCTTCTTCTAGCACCGAGTCCTGTTCTTCTACATCCAAGAACTCAAAGTTATGAATCTCTTTGAACTTGTGTGCAGGAACAGGGCGCCAACTTGCTGGATCTACAATGCTGATTAACATACTATTCTCTCCAGCTTCGTGATGGAATCTTGTAGGTATATCAGCAGCCGCCACATTTTCAATCCAAGGCATTATACTCTCTCCTTTTTCATTCGGCCAATACGATTGGCCTTGTTCCAGGTGTAGGCAACACCGTCAGGGGTCTTTCCATCTACTACACTATCAACACCAAATTTACCTACGATTTCAAATTCGCCACCTTGTATAGTGACAAATATGTTTAATTCCTTGGCAAATGCCATTGCCAAATCTAAGTTGGCAAATTCTGTTTCTTTGTTTTTATCTATTACTTTATACATGCTGTTATTATACGATCTTTAATCCAATTTGTCAAATTTGTCTGTTGCATTTTTACAACAGTACTACATCTGGTCCGGCCAGCAGGAATCGAACCCACATTCAAGAGGTAGAAGCTCTTTGTATTATCCATTATACTATGGCCGGAAATTTGGAGCGGGCGATCGGGTTCGAACCGACGACAATCACGTTGGCAACGTGGCGCTCTACCAGCTGAGCTACGCCCGCATTATTGATACTCTATGTCTACTGCTAGTATAAATCTGTACTGATCACTTTGTACTATTCCAGGTCGGTGCCATTCGTTGCCTGGGTAAATTAACCATTTGCCGTCTTCGGGCCTTACAAAAAACTTACCTTCAGATCCAGGTCCGTTGGGAGCCATCTCTGTACCACAGTAGTCTCTATCTTGTACGTCTTCTGGAATATGTAAGTAAAATATACCGCTTAACATCTTTCCATTAGGCAACTGTGGATGCCAATGATGGTGCCAAAGATTATCTCGATTTTCGGCACCCTGGAGATTGGTCATGAAACTCCAAGCCATCATGTTGCTTACTTTTACTTCATGTCCTAAGTACATAAACACGCTCATCAAGAAACTCATACGATATTTTAACCAGACAGATTCTGGTCGAGCGAAGATATTTTCTTTAGTTTGATATTTAGGACTGTTAGTAAAATAATTACCATCAGCAATGATTGATTTAATAATGCCTATGGCTTCTTGATTGTCAGCTTGCGTAATTATAGAACTGAAATCAAATTTTCTAAAAGTATCGTTATGATCGATTACTGTGTGCATATTATGGAGCGGAATATCAGAATCGAACTGATGACCGAAGATTGGAAATCTGCTGTTTTACCATTAAACTAATCCCGCATACTGTTATTTACTTCAACTTATTCGTGATCCTCTGGAGTACTGGCTAAAGGACTCGTAGAAGGTTTTTTCTTTGACCAAGATGAATAACTAGATCCTTCTTCTCTGCTACTAACATTCCTACCAATCTTTTGAATGACTCCGCCCTTGGCAAGGAACTCTAAGATTGCAGGGTCTGTTTCTACTCGTTCTTCTTCTACTTTTTCTTTTGTCATTATTGCCTTTTATAAAAAATGGTCGGAGTACAAGGATTCGAACCTTGGACCTCCTGGTCCCAAACCAGGCGCACTACCAGGCTGTGCTACACTCCGAATTAACTTGGAATCATGTGAGGAATATACGGAACAGCTCTCGGACCATATCTCTGTTGTAGAAGCTTTCTTGCTTCTTCGGCAGTTTCTGCGCCAACACGATCCTTGAACTCTCGTCCGTCTACTCTAATTGTTGCTTCAAATAATTTCATAATATTGGTTGCGGGAGCCGGATTCGAACCGACGACCTTCAGCTTATGAGACTGACGAAATACCAACTTTTCCATCCCGCGATAACTTTATTGAAACACACTTAAACCTTTCTTCAGCGTTTAGTCGCTATCTCCCTTACTAATCGGGCGTAGGGTATGTGCTTCAATAAAGTGTCTAGCTACCTACACCACATAGGCCCTAGACTGGGTGGTTGCCCCGTCCACACATTTTTTGCTTTGGGTTTAAGTTGTGTTCTCCCCCTAGGATATTTAAGGCACCTCCCCAACAGGAGACCATGGTAGATCTTATGCACCAGGCAGTTTCTATGGTGATTGCCCCACCCCCTGTGTATAACGGGCAAGGGCGCCCGGGGTCTTTTAGATTAAACCTTCTGTTGTTAGAGTAGCAACAACATCGTCGCTCAAAGGCACTTCTGTCTTGATATTCAACTCTAGAACTTCATCGTTGATCTTCTGTTTCTGCTTCTTGAGATTTTGAATCTCAGATTTAGCTTGATCGATCTGTGCCCGGCTAACAACACTTGTTGACACTGTGTCATCGCGGCCGTACAGGCTAGCACGACTGTCTTCTTTGCGATTGCGGATCTTTTCCAACTTACCGTTGATCACTGCAAGATCGCTTACAGGGCTTAGAGTTGACAATTCAGTCAACTGTGCAATACGCTTGTCAATAAACGCAGCCTTGGCTAATGCTAGATCAATTCCACAATTAGAATTGGCTGTACCCACAAGCCCGCGAATGTTGTACAATGCCAACAAGAGTTTTTGTCGACGACCGTCGTTAACGATCAATAGATCGTTGGCCTTTTGCATTTCTGCCTGAGCATCTTGAAATTCGTTGATCTCAATGCTGGTTTCAATTTTAATGCCTTTAATGGCTTCGTTGATGCTGTTCTGAACAGCGTTTGCTTTACGCAGGGAAATATTCATCTCGTTGTCCTTTTTTCTTTGTCCTAACTGTTTTTAGAAAATCCAATCTAGTATACTTGCCTTGTTCAATTTCGTTAAGAGCAGTGACAATAAATCCATGACCGCCAATTTCCACCTTGGCAGCATGTTTGTTTTTCAGTTCACGTGCTCGTTGAGCCGCCGCTAATACCATTTCAAATCTATCGCCGTATGCTAGAACTGCTGCTTCTGATGAAAGTTGACTATGAATCATATATTCCTTTAATTAAAAAAATGACGGGTCAATGAAAGGTCAAGTAATAGACCGGACAATGGACAATGAAGAGTTGTAGTCTTCGTTGACAATGTGCAAATAACAATACACAGAGGTCCATATATTTCCGATTAACAAATGACAGTCTTTGGGGTCGGATCACATAAACACGTTCCAATTTCAAGTTGGATTGTAAGTTCGGAGTAAGCATGAAGCTCACTTCGTTGTGTCTATCCTCATCTACCTTTCACTTCACCGGTTCAGTATTGCTACTGAACAAAACTATTATAACATTCTTTGCCAACACTGTCAACAATTTTTGGCAATATATGTTAACTATATTTGGTGCCCCTACACAGAATCGAACTGCAAATTACGGATTACAAAACCGTCGTTATACCATTTAACTATAAGGGCTTAAAACTGTGGTGGAAGTGGTCGGGATCGAACCGACTACCTACTGCTTGCAAAGCAGCCGCTCTCCCAAATGAGCTACACCCCCAACTTATTACTTATTATCTAATTGCTGTGCTTGATACTTTTCTTGAGCTTCTTTTAACTGTTGCTCATTCAGACCATGCCAGCCGATACAATCACCTGTTGGTGAACGGCCGCAACCGCACGTACCAATTTTACCTTCTAGATTTGCTCTTACCTGCATGTCTTTGTCCTTTTTAAAAATATTGTCCCAATTACTGTCAAAAGTTTTTAGAGGAACACTAAATGGTCTTGCTCTTGAACCTTTGCCCATAAATCAACCTCCCGACGACACAGTCCCAGAACTATGGGTGGTAAAGTTGCCACCGCCTTGCTTTCGTGATTCACGCTTAGGCTGTACAGCGGCACACAATTCTGCGTCGATCATTGCACGTTTCCATGCATTGCGATCTTCTACATTTCGAAATCCTGTAGACGCTAACATCATTTTAGTTAGGCTACTCATTTTATAAGTCTTAGTGGGTTTCATATTTTACCTTTTTAAATTAACTGGCGGAACGACTGAGACTCGAACTCAGAACCCGGATTACGCCGAGCGACAGATTAGCAATCTGCTCTAATACCATTATAGGACCGTTCCATAATTGGTGCATCCTGACAGGCTCGAACTGCCGACAGCCTGCGTGTAAGGCAGGAACTCTACCAACTGAGTTAAGGATGCAAACTATTCTTGGTGCGCAAGGAGAGACTCGAACTCTCAATCCTTTCGGCAATGGCTTCTAAGACCATCGTGTATACCATTCCACCACTTGCGCAAATCTCTAACTAACAATATACATTATATAGTCTAACCACAGGGCTGTCAACAACTTTGTGAAAAATATATAAAATAATTTGGTACCAGCGGAGGGGATCGAACCCTCTCAAGAACGCTAATCTGGCGCTAAAAGTCTTATAAGGACTCTCTGACTACCAAGTCTCGCTGGCATTAATTTTGGTACGACTGGAGAGACTCGAACCCTCAATCCCGAAGGCGGCAGATTTTAAGTCTGCTGTGTATACCATTCCACCACAGTCGCATTTGGTGCCGCCTTGAGGGATCGAACCTCATTCCTCGGTGCTTCAAACCGGTGCTATGACCACATCAGCTAAAGCGGCAAATTTGGGGTGAAGGGGAGAATCGAACTCTCTCTTACTGTTTCACAGACAGCCGTGCAGCCACTACACTACCAACACCATTGACTTTTTCTAACACATCCTTACGCATAAGGAAATGTCGTTGATTATCAGGACGATGGACTAAAAGATATTCAACGCCATCTATATTCTGAGTTTGACGAGAGTCTTCGCAGACTACTCGTTCGTTGTTTAAACGGTTTTTAAAAGTAATAGGTTTCATTTTTATATCTCCTTGATGTAGCCAACCCTTGCACTCTGCTTGGATTTTACGTAATAGAATTTTACTAATTTTGGTATCGCTGCCACGAGTTGAACGTGGACTTAGACCTTCGCAGGGTCTTGTGATATCTTTTCACCACAGCGATAAAATAAATACTTGATGTTAGACATCTTTTTAAATCGACGAACACAGCGAGCATTTACTAATGACGCTATACCTCAAGAGCATATTGACTCAATACTAGCAGCTGGTTGTTCAGCCCCTAGTAAGCAACGTGCATATCCTTGGCGTGTTATTGCATTAACTCAAAGCTATAACGCCCTTGAGTTAAAAAATAAACTGTTCTTAGACAGTTTCATTAATATGCCAATTCGTAAACATTTACTAACAGCTCAAGCACCTTTACTGTTAGCATGGATAGGAGTTCCTATCTTAGACAATTTTGACCTAGGTCTTGTTTCTAATAGTACTACAGTACGTGAACAAGGAATAAACGTATCTCCTAGATCTGCTGATCCTAAAACACAATATACTGTTCGAACACGTTCTGAAAAAGATACAATGATTGCTGCTAGTTTTTCTATGATACAAGCAGAATCTCTAGGATATCGTACTGCTTTTACATCATGCTTTTTCGAAGACCAAGCTCACAAGATTTTAGGTCTTGCAGAAAATGAATGGCCCATTGTGTTTCTATCTGTCGGCCAACCCGACGACTCTCGAGTTAGAGAAATAGTAAACGACGACGGGACAACAGTTGGGTTTTCTGACCCACGTCCGTTTCCGGAGCCACCTAAGTTGACTCCCGCTGAACTATCCACTATTATCTAATTGGCCGGTCCGGAGAGATTCGAACTCCCGACAGCTGGTTTCGAAGACCAGAACTCTTCCACTGAGCTACGGACCGATGTTCCCGAGATGCCGCTTACCCGCGACGGCACGATCATCAATGACCTTACAGGCGGCCGGCTACACTTACCGCGATGATCAGAACTCTGTGGCAGAGGGTGAAGGAATCGAACCTTCAATGACGGAATCAAAATCCGTAGTTATACCATTTAACTAACCCCCAACAAAAGGTTTTCTGAGAGCCCAACTATCCTCCTGGGAGGACTCGCTGGATTGTCTCGACAGAGCAAGTTTACACTACCGTCAATGCCGTCTGCGGTGTCATACAGCCGACCTAAACTGTACTAGGCTTGCGGGACTCAAACCCTGCGTCTATCTCAGAAACTTGGTGGTAATGGAAAGAGTTGAACTTTCACTGGGCACCGTATGAAGGTGTTGCACTACCGTTATGCTACATTACCATAAGTAAACACACTAGCCACCGCGATACCGCAATGCCGCAGGCTAGGCCCTAAAGACTATGTCCGTTCTTTCACTAATGTGTTTGCTTATGGTAGGGGCACAGAGAATCGAACTCTGATTAATAGGTTAAAAGCCTACTACTTTGCCGTTAAGTTATACCCCCATTATCTTATCACTCTTGTCACTTGTCATGACAGATCTCCTTTTAAAAAATTGGTAGCCAGTACAAGAATCGAACTTGTAATAAAGGCTTATCAAGCCTCCGTTATACCATTTAACTAACCGGCTGTATTGAATTTGTAAGTAGTTGCCCCATCGTTATAGCAACCATTCACCCGTGTAATAAACTCGAGCGGGACTCGGTACGTCACTTGGGATTCATCCAGTGTTCTCGCCTGTTGAGATTTCCAGGGAATCGAACCCTCACCTTCTACTAGCTCGGTCCTTCGAAGAAACCTTACTAGCGTGATTTCACTTGCTGACACTTACAAAAATTGGCGGAAGTAGTAGGATTCGAACCCACGGACCCTTTCGAGCCTTCAGTTTTCAAGACTGCTGCCTTAAGCCATGCTCAGCCATACTTCCTAAATTGGTACCCCGGGCGGGAGTTGAACCCGCATTTAAATTTCTCTTTTTGAGAGAGACGACTTTGCCAATTTGTCTACCGGGGCAAAAGAAAAACTCCACAGCATCGACTATGTCGAACGAGTGGAGCCATGTTTGGAGTGACGGGTGAGATTTGAACTCACGGTTTTACGGATTTGCAATCCGTTGCAATGGGCCGCTCTGCCACCGTCACATAATTATTTTAACCAGGAAAATACAAGCCAACCTGTTATGATATATTTTGTTTCTGTGTTAGAAACAACACCTCGATGGTAATGAGTCCATCCTGCAGGCCATATCAGTGTTAGACCTTTTTCTGCTTTAGTTGTCACACCTTGTAGTAAAAATTCAGTACCACCGCCATCTTCTATATCATTTAAATAGGTCATATATGCTAGATGTCGTGATGTGTATTCTTTAAAACCAGTATTTTCACAATGTTCATTATTGTAAAACTTACCAGGATCGTATCTTTGTATACGAGGAGGAGTCCATCCCCAGGGATGTATCTCCTTATAAGAAAAAGGATAAACTTTTTTATATTCCTCAATTACATGCCATAATTCTTTACAATATCTACTTTCAAACGTAGGATTGAATTTTTTCAAATCACAATCACGATATTGTTTAATACCCGAATTAAAATGTGAAGGGTTTCTTTCACCTTGTTCTACAATAGAATCACATAATTCTGGATCTATATACCAGCCTGCAATAAAATTGTTTAATCCATTTATTGAATGAGATTGTTTCATACTCATACTTATATAATGTTCATGGTACACCGTAGGAGAGTCGAACTCCTCTTACCGGGATGAAAACCCGGTGTCCTAACCGATAGACGAACGGTGCAAATTGTTTGGCGTACCCTCAGGGCCTCGAACCCCGAACCTCTGGTTTTGGAGACCAGCACTCTGCCAATTGAGCTAAGGATACATTATTTGGCTCCCCGGGGAAGGCTCGAACTTCCGACATCGGCATTAACAGTGCCGCGCAACTACCAACTGTGCTACCGAGGAATAAACTTGGCGGTCTGTGGGGGAATCGAACCCCCGTAAGTGGATAGACAATCCACAGTAATAACCTCTATACGAACAGACCTAAAATTGTTAAGCAACGCCACGGAAAGTGACACGGCACCTTTCCTGGCCACCGTACTGTGCTTCTGCGATACGAACAGCATCACCTGATGTCTGAGCATTTACTACAGTTTCAAATTGACGAAGACTTTCAGTTTGGAAAGCACCGCTGGTGCCGCCGCCATGATAAAATCCTACTTCAACATAAACACGATACGATTGCATTTGATTTCCTTTTAAGTTCACAGTATTAATAGTATAACACCGATCTAGAAAAAAGTCAACCATTATTTTGGTGGACGAGGTAGGATTCGAACCTACAGTGTTTCTTAAGTGGCGGATTTACAGTCCGTTGCCTTCAACCAATTCAGCGCACTCGTCCAATTTGTTAACACTCTCCGCTATGCTTTTAGACACCGTTCAAAGGTGAATGGAGAGTGTGTATTAAAGCACTCTAAAATACTTAGTCTGACTGTTCTTAAAGAATGCTTTAATACGCTGTAATTTTTCACTCCACACAAGGAGCTTCATCCTACAGGCCGCCCGTTCACAGCATGTTTAGAGTGCGCTGCCCGGGCCTCGTTCCCGTAATCTATTGCACTTTTGCGTTAGTCAACAAGTTCTTGAACCTGCTTTTCTCGCTGTTCTAGTTGATCTAGCATGTTATTCCTTGCAAACTTCTGCCAGATAAGTTTCCTTGTCTGTTCTTCTGTTAGCACAAAATTGTCGCTATGTTCAACTTCAAATAAATCTATCTCTGATTTCATGTTTCCGTTTCCAGAAAACAAAAAACCCCAGGGTTTTAATCCTAGGGTCCTTGAAGTTTGCGGTGTATGTTTTATTTTACACTACGGTCTCCCGGACCCTGCGAATCTCTGGTGTACGATCATATGATAGACTTCCACACTCGATCGATAACCAATTGGAGGCTATAACGCCTGCCTGTTTGGGCATCGTATTAAAGAGTTGATGTCTAACGTTTGATTGCATTTTGCTTTCTTTTTCCTTTTATAGGCAGCACCTTGCTGTCTATGTTTTAATTATACAGTTATTTAGTCTCTGTGTCAACCCCTATTTGCATTTCTGACAAAAAAGTTTTGACGCCTTCTTAACCAACTGTGTGTATTATATTGTCTTTTTATTTAGTTGTCAAATAAAATATAGGTACTTTATGTGGTATTTTTGCCACATTCAATCAAATGTTGTTTCACCGCTGATTAGAATGTGTTTGCCAATTTCAAAGAGTCCAACGCTGCCAGGCAGATCCATTGCTGCCACATGTATCTGGCACTCTCCGTCATTGTCAATCGAACAGGCTACAAATTCTTTTATGAGACCTTGATCAATTGCCTGTCTGATGAAGTCAACAACGTCCAGCATGGCCTTCTTTTGTTCTTCTTCTTGTATTTGTTCTTTACGTCTGCTGTTAATACTTACAACTTCCATAGTTGACCTTTATAGTAAATGATCGGCAACGCCGAGTTCGATTAATTCTTCAGCTGTTAGGTAAACATCACTGGCTGGTAAAAGTTTAGTTTTGATTTTGCTAGGAGCCATGCCTGTAGCTTCTTTTAAAATGTTAACCATTTTTTGATTGCAGATGTCATTCTCACGCATAGTTGCTTTGAGATCGTGATACTTGGCATCCATGTTTTCTGTAAACTGATGACACATGAAGCTGGCATTTTTGGCAGCGTATCTTTCTCCATTTGCTCCTGCGGCAAAAATTAGAAAGGCTGCGCTCATAGCAGTACCAACCGCAATAGTTCTTACAGAATGATGACTGGTACGCATAATGTCAATTAGAGCAAAAGCATCGTAGAGATTTCCGCCGGTAGAGTTTATGTAAAGTGTTAGAGTTTTTTGTTTTGAAACATCTAAATTTTCAAAAACAATCCACTTGATACATTCTGCAATATTTTCCTCAGCAATTTCTCCAATGAGAAAATGCACTGAATTTTCCAGTAATTTTACGCCAACCCGATCTCCAGCATTAAATTCGTCGATTTTTTTCACGGTTGCTCCTTGAACACTATTACTTATCATATCTAGTAATTATACTATCAGTTAATAGCAAACGCACCCACTGCCCAACCGATAACCGCAATATAGGTAAGATAATGCAGTGTTTGATCCAACCCAAACCAAATCCAAAACGATCGATCTGTTGGAGTTAGCCCTTTGCTTAATCGCTGTTTAGCCCAATCGATATGATAGTGTGCTAGGAAGTCTAAAAATGCTGCCCAAATTGCTATTTGCGGTGCAAGAAAGAACAATATCCAAAATGTAAAGACACCGTGAAACGCGGCATGATGAATGCCGCCCACTGCACCATACGTGCCCTTTTCTTGTAGCATATAAGGAAACTGCAATATAAAATCGCAGATAAAATGCTTGATTCCAAAAAGAGCCAACAGTAGCACGATCAAGGGAATTTCCGTCATTCTTCAACTCCGTTTCGTTCTTTGGTTAGCTCGCACATTAATAAAAAATGTTCGTAGGCCTTACGAACACCCTCATGCTTCATCAATTTATCTGCTTCTTCCTGCATGGCTTTAATTCCAGCTTCTGCATGATCTCTGGAACTACCATAGGTCAATGTACATAATTCATCACCGAACTCTTTGGCTAACTTTTCCCAGGCCTTCTTTTGTCCGGGAGTAATCGCAGTACGCTGTGGCCGCATTTCGCTGGACTTACTAATTGACTTACAAATAGCATCTTCTGCTACCCTGCCTGCCGCAATCATGGCAGCATAGTTAGGATCAATATTAAAACGGCGAGACTGCCCTCCGGGGTAAGACATAACCAAGTGATTACCTTTTGGAAAGCTATCCAACAGGTCATTA